AGGTGTTCAAATATGCACCTCTTCCACCCTACGAAGGGTATTTGCAAATATGAGAGTGCAGAGGATATTCTCAAAGACTTTATCACTCTACGAGTGGAACACTACGTGAAGAGGAAGGCTCGACTTCTCGAGATTACGAAGCGAAAGGCGGAACTCTGCGCCAGGCGTGCGCGATTCGTTAAGATGGTGATTGAAGGTGATATTGTGGTCTTCAGGCGTAAGAAACAGGATCTCGAATCTCAACTGTCCGGTATGTTTCCCAAAGTTGATGATTCGTTCGACTATCTCTTACACACGAGAACGGTGGATTACACAGAAGAAAGGGTGGATGCCCTATTCAAGGAATGGAAAGATTTGAATGAAGAGGTGAAGAGACTCCAAGCTACGGGATATCTCGACATGTGGAAAACTGATATTAAAAAATTGTGAGCAATAGATAAGAATGGACCTTAAAGGTCCCGATACGGGTTCTGTACTAGCCCTTAATGCGATAGGTAAACAGGATACATACCTGTTACATGATAGCCCGACACATTCCTTCTTTAATTATGAGTATAATCAACATTCGAACTTCACGAAATATCATAAGAGCACCACCATCTCTAAACCTTCGAACGCGTCGACAACCTGGCCTTTCGGTGAATCTATAAAGATCACCCTCAACCCACAGAACATGGGGGATCTCCTTAGCAATATGTACGTCCACCTCGAGTTTCCCAAGGTCGAATCGAACGCCAACATCGCCGACCAGATAGGTCGTCACGTCGTAGAAACTGTAACGATGCGTGTAGACGAGTTGGAACTCGAGAAATATTACGATGATTGGGGTATTATTTATGACGAACTCTATCTCGACGCATCTGAGAAGAGAACTAAACGGTATACTCTTAACCGTAACCAGTCAGAGGGTACTTCGCCTAGTAACGACGCTAATTTATCTAGGTATCCGTCACAGCTTATGATACCCATACCTCTATTTTTTTCGCGCAAGTATGAGGGTGATGAATATGCATCCAATTCCCCTAACAGACCCTATTTCCCTACGTGTGCTATCCACAAACAGAAACTCGAGTTTGAGATAAAGTTTAGACCGGCCACATTCTTCACAAATAACCCGAGCTTTTCAGCACTCACATTAGATAAATTTAGTTTGATAACAGAGGAAATCACGGTATCGGCGCAAGAGAAGTCATTCTTGACCACTAAGCAACAGGTGTTGATTACAGATGTAGTCAAAAAGCATCCTACGATGGAAACTGAGATAGGTGAAGATATTATCAAATTACAACTCGTTCCCGATACCCCCGTGAAATCTATGTTTTGGTTCCTGCGTCGTAAAGATTTCGAAGATGAGAATGAACACGGTTCACCATCAAACCTGGGTACGGGTGATACGGATGTCCTCGAGCGAAAGTTTGAAAATAGATACAACTTTTCGACGTCAGGCTCGTATAACATCATTTCGGAGTTTTTCAACCCCGTACAGCAATCCGCTAAATTGTACATTAACGGTCAGGACTTACCAAACATAGATAACCCTGACCACACGTTCTACAAGTACGTCGTACCGTATAACAGTAGGTTCTCGAAACCGGATAGGAATATTTACACGTATGCATTCGCGATGAATCCGATTAATGTGGAGCCATCGGGAAGCCTGGACTTCAGTAAATTAAGTTCGGATCGAACCATTCTTGATATTTCACTCACCCCCAATCTGACAAACGTGTACACGTTAAACATGTACTATGTTGGATACCAGACATTCCTCTTTGATAGAGGGTTCATGTCCGGTGTAGGTATGTCTGCCGACAGGTACATACCAACCCCAGACGATTTTAATGTTATGCCTTCGGGACCGCTAGGAGGTAGACCAAGACCGACGGATGCGGGTGTTGGAAATTTACTACAATTGAAAAAAGAGTCTACGTCTTCTGGGATCGAAGGGTATTCCCTTTGATAAATAACGTATCATGATGCTTACGAATGTAATCTACGATATTATTCTTCACACACCATCGGATGAAATTCAGCTGTGCAACGGTCGTATGAATTTCCTCAGATGAGCCAGGTAGCTTATACGTTATTTTTTCCGTTCGGCAGAAGGGGTCGAACAGTTTCTTAGAGTATCCATCGAGACTCGACTTGTATGCACAATGAACACTGAAAATCTTTCCATCATTTGTTTCGTAGGAAAGATTATTCTTCTTAGAGTAGTTGGTGATAAACCACTCCAAATTTCGGAGAGATATACCCCCACTCTTCGTCAGTAGTTCGACAAGTATAGTTTTATTCTCGGGTTTTTCGTAGAAGGTGTTAATAGAATTTAGTAGAATATCTGATTTATTCATTATTAATATAAGGGACCTATTCCTATAAGCCTGTTTTCGGGTGGAGGACTTCTTGATTCAGGTGTTCCTGGAAATCCTCCACTTCCGGTATCTCCAACGAGAACCCCCGCACCACTCATATCAACTCTAGATCCGGCGAATGTAATAACCCTAGGTTCTGGAGGTCTGTCCGCGTAACACGTTCTACAGTACCCCTCACATCTGTCTATGGCGTTGTTCGCACATGGTCGACCATTCTTTCTCGTTCCAATACATTTACCATCGCCAAATACCCTCGATAGTGTTCTGGAAACCGAGTCACGATTTAGAGATCTATTTTCCGAACACAGTGCGTTCACAGCTTCGCGCAGTTTGACCCTCGTTTCCGTCTTATGTTTCGCGTCCACCTCCTTCATAGCCTTTTCTACACTTTTGATCCAATCTTTCCCACCGTCGAGAAGTTCGTGAACCGCTTCAGTCATACCCTATTAGGGGCCCTCTTTTTTAAATATGTCACTAATCAAAGTAGGTTGTTTCGGATCGGCTTTTTTACGAGGCTTTTTCGGTGGTTTTGCGCGCATTAACAACTCTCCAAAGATATCATCCTTGACATTATCGAAGAGTGGATCGAGTAAATCGCATACAGGATTCAAGAACTTGTTAAGAAAGTAATACGGATAGTCCACGGGGAGTTTATTCTCTCGAGCGTACACCGGATCTTCGGATTTCTCAAACGCTCGAGCTTTAGGATCACCCGTATTGATGAGAATATAGGGAACCCTATCCCCGGACTGTGGCTCCGACCCAGGTTGACGCTCTCTCATCTTTCGAACAACCTGTACGTGTGCTTGATTAATATTAGCGACTTCATCTCCAGTGATAGACACACTCTTTCCTTTCACTTTATACGAATCGGAGAGTGACTGACTCAAAACGAGCTTTTCATTTGGAACGTCTCCTTCAAGTAGTTCTACAGCTCGTTTCCGAGCGAGAGCCTTGGGCGCATCCGTACCACTACTGTCGAGGACTACATCCAGTAGTTCTTTACACACTTCTCTCACGTGTGGAGTGTTGTCCCGGCGAACGAGTTGCAAACCCTTAACATCAATATAGTCCATATTCATGTTTCCATCCTTAGCTTTGGTCCAAAGTTTCGCAGCATACCGCTTCTTACTATATAGGAAATATGGACAATAAACCTTCTCAAGCTCTAGATTATTCGGAGCTTTGAAAAGCTTTGTACACTCCTCTGCGGCACGTTCACCAAGCTCCCAGCTATACTCGATAGCTTCCTTTCCAGTTCTACCTTGTACGTCGAATTCCACCATCACGGAATCCGTATCTCCATATCTCACCTTGGACCCGGGAAAGTTCTTCTCCACATAGTTCTTCGTGTCGTCAATCATATTTCTACCCTTCATCGTAGTCGTAGAGGCGATGGCAACACATGGGAGAATACCCTTAGAAGCACCAGTGAAACCATACACGGAGTTCATACTGATTTTATAGGCTAACTGCTTACCGTTATACATCTGTTTCATCGCACCAGTCGCTTTAGCCATATCCCTTTTCGCTTGCTTTCTAAACGCCTTGAGTTCTATCAAAATACTAGGCAAAATACTCGGAACATTCTGTGCGAATGTGTGATCCCCAAAGGTTTCGTATTCAACTCCGGGTATGTTTTTGTATTTGGGATCCATGACGAGTGACGAATAGCAAAGATTGTGTGCCATCATAATACTCGGATACAGGGCTTCGAAATCTAGGGCGGTGATAGGAGTGTAGTAGGCTCCGGACATCGCTTCTAGAACGGTTGCACCCACATACCCAGTATTATCCGTGTGTCCATAATCGTACGTAGGCACCTTAAATTTCATTTCTCGAGCCTTTTTCGTGAGTTGACTAAACACCTTAATCTGCTGTCCACGTTCCACTAGATAACTGAGTGGCACCCAGGTAGCCTTAGCCATCTCCAATAGATTAATGAACGTACACAGCTTGGAAATGAGACGGTGTGGAAGAAGAGTATCCTTAATACAGTACTCCGCAACTTCCCGAAGCTTCACCGGATCTTCTTGCTCGTATCGACGGAACATCTCTTTCGGTGCCATATCAATCTTATTGTCCCCCAAATAGAGTTTCGAGACATTATCGAGTTTATACGAGTCCAACTTATACTCACGCTTAACTTCATGAAACAGATCAAAAATAAATCGACCGGGCATGGGAACAAGCTTCAGCTCATTATCGCCTAGAGCGCTCGAAGAGAGCTTTTTAGGCACGAGATCGCACACATACGTCTTCAGTTTACTCATCTTGAAAAACGACAATGGACAGGACATAAGGTGTCCACGCTCGATGATATACTCAAGATCGAAACCGAAGATATTCCATCCGGTGATGACATCTATATCCCTTTCCACGAGATAGTTTGAAAATCGAATGAGCATATCCTTTTCCGTGGGATACCATTCGATAATCGAATCATCATCCAGGTTTTTATCCGTTTCCTTGTAGCATAAACATATTTTCTCGAACGGCTCAGTTTCTCCGAAGCGCATAAGTGAGATGGCAATCTGGAAGCATGCATCATTTCTCACCTTAGGATCCGGGAACTTTTTAGTCGAACTATAGCACTCAATATCAATTGATGCGATCACGAACGGCGCAGATTCGGGGTTATCTATGGACTTTAAATCCTTCCAGGACTTGCAGTACAGGTCAATATCAACGTTTGCAAAATCAGCGCGTTCACAGCCGTCACCCGTATCCACCCAACCCGTAGATTGAATATTAGACCTATGCATAAATCTCAGTACAGGGTCTAGATTCGCTTCGTATAATCGCAGTTGACTAATATGCTTTGTTCGATCAATATCCGTATCCAGTTTCTGCAGAGTTTTTCTTAATGTCGCCACCTTCTGCAAAGCCTGATTCTTCGAAGACTCATCATTTTCCTTTTCCACCGCGGTTTCAGCGAGAACGAGCTTGTGATCCGTTTCTTTGCGCTCGCGCTCCAGTTTTTTAAGAGTCGCAGCATTTGTTCTTCTCAATTTACTACTGATGAATCGACGCGATTGAAGATCTTTACATGTTATCTGTATAAAAGTCCGAGACTCTCCATTTTGAAACCCTTCCATGTCCTTAGATCTCAGGGATCCACAATTTACAATATCCGGGCATGTATCTTTAACGCATTCAATAACCTTCACAGGGTCCATTGTATCAGGGAGCTTCATAAAAAAGTACGGCTTGAATGGGGTCGTCACACAGACAGATTGACCATCCATCGTTTTTCCAAACATCCTGATTAAATGCTCGTCATCTTCGTCACGTGCATCCCATGATAAAACCTGGAATTGCACCATACTTCGTTATAGAGCTAAATTTTTAATATCATATATTAGTAAAAATGTCAGCTGCTCTGATTGACCTCGTGT